ATCTCGATGAGCATGTCTCTCACCCACTGTTGTAGTCTCCTACCCTTTGCCTTAGCAGACTGAACCCTCATCACTTAGTCGCTCACTTACTATATCTATAACGTATTTTGCTATCGTCTTATGTCCTTCTACAGAAGGATGCCCATCGTCGGGTATTTTATCATATACCAATAGTTCTGGTGGCATAGGTTTATCCTTAGGCCAGTCCCTTTTGCCTATGTGATACAGATCATACTTATTATCAGTGCATTGAAAAGGTACCAACGTACTAAAGAAAGATCTTCTTGCTCGACCCACAGATGCAACGTATGCTTTCATTGCATTGTATACAATAGTTTCTTTAGTTTTTCCATAATGATCATTATAGACTCTACTAAATCCAAACTCCATCCACTGTATAAACTTTGCTCCTTCTATAGGTCCCCACCGAGATATACATTTCTCCTTCATACCCTTCCCAAAACTATATCTTGTCCACCCCTGCGTTTTAGGATCAAAAAACTCACCTCTAGTAGGAATAGTGGTTTGCAGAAAATAAAAATCATAAACCTCACTAGTAGGTTTACTGAAAATGTGCCTTATAACTGCATCGTTACTAGAACCACAAGAAGATAAGTTTATTTCTTCAGCACCAAAGTGATCACATACTAACTTAGACCACCTTACATCTTCTGGATCTATACCTAATACTTTTTTGAGGCCCCCACCATATGTAAATGAATCACCGTCAAAATAAAACTTCAATCTTTGATTCTTTCAGTTACTATATCTATAACGTATTTTGCTATTGTCTTATGCCCTTCTACAGAAGGGTGTCCATCGTTGGGTATTTTATCATATACCAATAGTTCTGGTGGTACAACTTTATGCTTAGGCCAGTTGTGTATTTTGTTTATGTGATACAGATCATACTTATTATCAGTACATGGTTTTTCTTTTTCAAAACGCACTAACGTACTAAAGAAAGATCTTCTTGCTCGACCTATAGATGCAACGTAAGCCTTCAATGCATTGTATGTAATAGTTTCTTTAGTCCTCCCATAATGTTCATTATGGACTCTACTAAATCCAAACCGCATCCACTGTATAAACTTTGGTCCTTCTATAGGTCCCCATCGTTCCATACATCTGGTTTCTACATCCTCATTCAGACCATATTTTATCCACCCCTCGTTGCCGGTTTCTGCCCCGGTTACTGGGTATTCCCATCTATGTTTTCTAGGGTCAAAAATCTCACCTCTACTAGGAATAGTGGTTTGAAAAAAATAAAAGTCATGAACCTCAGTAGTGGGTTGACCGAACGTATGCCTCATAACTGCATCGTTGCTAGCACCACCAGTAGATAAGTTTATTTCTTCAGCACCAAAGTGATCACATACTAACTTAGACCACCTAACTTCTTCTGCAACTGCACCTACCTTGTCTAGACTACCACCATAAGTGAAAGAGTCCCCATCAAAATAAAATTTCATTCTAATTCTAGGAAGTGTGATATAGCATATGTAGCTTTTGCCTGATAGTATGTAATATTTTTTTCTCGGACCCAACCTATAGAATCATAATCAATAACCTTTGGGACACCATGCTGGTTTACTAAAACATTCCCAGGGTGCATATCAACATAAGACAATCTATAAGTCACTCCATCCTGAACTAAGGTTCTTTTACTAAATTCATAGTAAAGATTATGCATATCATTCATAAACTTATATGCCCACTCAGGTGATCGATTATCCCACCACCATTCACCTAGAGTTTTACCACTCCAATTCTTAGCAACATAATGATCATTAGAGTAAGCGTATAGTTCCAACAATAGTGGACTGTCTATGTCATTCAGCATCTCAAATGCTTCTTTATGACATGTAGCGAGATCTAGGGACCAATAACCTTGAACTCTTTTATAAAAGTTAGTTGTTAGTTGCACCCGTTTCATCTTTCAATTTCTCATAATTTTTATACATTGCTTGAAGTCTCCACGCAGATGCGAGACTGTCTGGTCCATTCTTGAGGAGTTCCATTTCCCTCAAAGACAGTCTCTTCATCTTCGGATATTCTTTTCTCCAATTAGAGTTGGAATCCACTGAACGAATCCTTCTGAACATCCTGCTTGATACCACCAACAACATAGGACTCCACCTCCGTCTCCTGTGGGGCGACCTGAAGACCCTTAGAAGAGATCCAGTGCTCAGTCCAAGGAAGAGGATTAGAATGGATTGGAGCGTCGTATAGGGGTTTCAAACCGATCGCACGCATACGCTTATTAGCGATCCACTCCACATACTTGACGAGGAGTTTGTCGTTGAGACCAATCATGCTGCCATCCTTGAACAGATACTGTGCCCACTCCTTCTCCTCTGCCACTGCATTGGCAAACATATCAATGACAGTTTGCTCTTCTTCCTTGATGATCTGCACGATCTCAGGATCATCACCCTTCTGCCATGCCTTGATAATTTGTTGAGTCAACACAGTGTGCTGGTTCTCATCTCGTGCAATCAAAGAAATAATCTTGGCAGATCCTTCCATCAGTTTCAGTTCACCAAAGGCAAACGAACAAGCAAAAGACACATAGAAACGAATACCCTCAAGGATATTGACGTTTTGTATTGCCAGATACAAGCGACGCTTCAGTTCCTTACGGGTGTAGACGGCAGTAGGTGAATCAGCATAGTCTGCTGTCCACATGTTACCAGCACCCCACTCATTTGCTACTTCTAAGAAGTCATCATATGCTTTGGTGACACTCTTAGCACGTGCCAGGATACGTTCATCATCCAGGATGGTATCGAAGACCTCAGCAGGATCTGGATAGATGTTCTTGATGATGTAAGTGTAAGAACGTGAGTGGATCATCTCCATGAACTGCCACACATTCATAGCACCTTCCAACTCAGGAAGAGCACAGTATGGAGAGAATGCCATACCAGGACCACGACCCTGCACAGAGTCCAGAAGAATCTGATACTTCAGGTTAGATGTGAAGATGTGCTTCTGCTCAGGACGCAGAGTCTTATAGTCTCCACGGTCCTTCTGAAGAGACACTTCTTCAGGACGCCAGAAGTATCCAAGCATCTGATTAGTCAGTTTTTCAAAGACCGGATACTTGTATGAGTCGTATCGTTGAACACCCAGAGGTGCCCCAAAAAACATTGGTTGAGTCTTAGTGTCCACGTGAGTATCATTGAACACAGTCATGCCTTTGACAGACATACTCTTGTCGGCGGAAGTTTTTCTAAATTGCACAGGATTCACAGGTTTCTTCGTCTTCAGTTTGGATACTAGCAACTAAACTTGCAAGATCTACTGCCGGTTCTTCCATCTCGTCCGACTTGAGGTCATTTGTATTTTGGTAATAAGAAGTCTTCCAGCCATACTTGTATGTGGTTAGAAGATCATTCGCCATGACAGACACCGGGACTTCGTTGTTGTCATAGTCAATGGGGTTGTACGACCAGTTACCAGAGATTGCTTGATCAAAGAATTTCTGCATAACAGAAACCACATTGATGTAACCTCGGTTACCTTTCATTTCCCAGAGAAGAGTGTACTGATTCTTCAGGCGTTGATACTGGGGAACAACCTGCTTGAGAGGCCCCTTTTTGCTTTTCTTGATGGACAGACAATCACGCGGGGGTTCGATTCCGTTGGTGGCATTTGACACAACGGAACTGCTCTCCGAAGGCATCTGTGCGGACAGTGTTGAGTGCCGTAGTCCATGCTCGGAGATAGATACCCTAAGACTATCCCAATCATGTTGCAATTCAGCAGTTGTAATCTCGTCAACGTCACTCTTATAATGATCTATTGGTAGTTGACCGTGAGAATATTTAGTCCGATCGAAGTATCCACATGCACCCTTCTCTTCTGCCAATTTATTAGACGCTTTGAGAAGATAATACTGGAATGATTCCGTCAGTTGATGAACTGCATCCCATGCCTCTTGACTATCATAGTTGTATCCAAGTTTAGCAAGATAGTGTGCCAGACCAATGAACCCAATACCCAGTGAGCGACGTGCTTTTGTGCTGATTTCTGCTGCTTTGACAGGATACTCTTGATACTCAATCAGTTCATCCAAAGCACGAACAGCTAACTCACAATAATCTTCCAGTTCAGTGTCAGATCGCACTGTACCTACGTTGATAGCAGACAGGATACAAAGAGCAATTTCACCTGCTCCATCGATGTGATCAATGGGGTCTGTGGGAAGTGTAATCTCCTGACAAAGGTTACTCATCGACACCTTATCAGTAAACGAAGAGTGAGTATTACAATGATCGATATTCATGATGTAAATACGACCAGTCTCTGCTCTCTCCTTCAGGATGTTTAGAATTAGGTCCTGTGCCCCGATAGTCTTTCTTGGAACAGACTCATCTCGTTCAAACTCCACATATAAATCATCGAACCTGTCAGTACCAAAGGAATCATACAGACCCGGTACGTCATGCGGTGAGAAGAGGCTAATCTCTCCATTCTGGATGAAACGTTCGTAGAAAATCTTTGAAATTTGGATTGAGTAGTCAAGTTTTCGTACCCGATTGTCTTCTGTGCCTTTGTTGTTCTTGAGAACAATGATGTCCTCTATCTCTTGATGCCAGATTGGAAAGTGGACAGTCGCTGACCCACCTCGGACACCGTTTTGTGTGCAGCATCGTACAGTTGATTCAAACTTTTTGAGGAAGGAGATAACACCTGTGTGTTGAACCTCTCCGCCTCGGATTTTAGCGTTGATGCCACGGATTGCACCTGCGTTGATACCGATACCCGCCCTTTGTGCAACGTATTTGCCAATAGCCATATCAGAGCTAAAGATACTATCGAGGGTGTCAGCAACATCAACAAGAACGCAAGAAGCAAATTGTCGAAGGGGTGTTCTGACGCCTGCCATGATGGGCGTTGGGATGTTGATCTTGTGTTTGCTGATTGCGTCGTAGTACCGTTTGACATATGACAGGCGAGTCTCTTGGGGGTAGTTAGCAAACAGAGTTGCCGAAATCATCATATACATTTGCTGAGGAGTCTCAAAGACTTCCCCATTACTACGATCTTGGACCAGATACTTATCAACTACTTGACGGAGACCGGCAAAAGTAAACAGATAGTCACGGTCGTGGTCAATATAGGTGTCAAGTATTGCGATCTCTTTACTGTCATACTTATCTAGGATGTTTGCATCGTAAACACCCATCTCAACACACTTAGAAATGTGTCCCTGCAGAGGTGGAATGTCATCAATCAAACCGTAAAGTTGTTTACGGATGGAAAACAGGAGCAAACGAGCAGCAACAAACTGGTAGTTAGGTACTTCCAGAGAAATAAGATCCGAAGCAGATTTGATCAAGATTCCTTGGATCTCAGCAGTGCTGATACCATCAAAGAACTGAATGCCTGATTGAATTTCTACTTGAGATGCAGAGACGCCAGCGAGTCCTTCGCATGCTTTCTCTACCATCAAATGCATCTTATCAAGGTCTAAAGGTTCAATAGAACCGTTACGCTTTACTACCTTGGTGCCGTTGCTCATACCCGTTTCCACGTTTGAAGTTTCAATGTCGCCTCTAATCCTTTGTAGGTATTAGATTCTATCAGATTTTGGACATCCTGTCCAGCAAGATGCATGTCATTCAAATCCTTTTCATGAACTGATGATGGAAAAATAACTACCGGATACGACTTTGCGATGGTCTTAGCAATTTTAGAGACGATCTCCCTGGAACGGGGCTCGTTGTCATAGACGAATACGAACTTATAATCCATAGTGCCAAGGTCAACATCGCTACCACACATAGCGATAGAGTTCCCAAGGAAAGTGGAGTCAAATGGTCCTTCTGTGACGTAGACGGTCTCTTTTTTGTCAATTTTATCTAACCCGTAGATCTTTGGATGTTCCTCATCAAGCATCATGGTGAGATATTTAGGTTGCACATAATTGTCCAACGCCCTACCCTGAAACCCAATTAGTTTTTTACTCTCACTGTACATTGGTATGACAATACGTGCATGATCACGTGTAATGTTGTCATACGTAGGTTTGTATGTGTTGCAGAACCTCTGAAACTTTTCAGCGTAGAAATAATCCTTTGGATCTAGACCACGTTTGGTCAAATACCTTACAGAATCTGCATTTTCAGTTGCTCTAGGTAAGTCCATCTTCGTTTTGAAGACTGGTTTTTTACCTGTATACACAAAGTTAGGAGCAACTGATCCAATGCCAGTGATCCCTTCCTTATACCGCTCAAGAATGTACTGATCGTACAGTTGACGGTCCCTGTCTTTCAGGAAATATGTAAAAGACCTTGACTCACCACAGTTATGGCACTTGAAGTTGTAGTCAGTCTTTACTTGGTATATGTATCCTCGTGTCTTATTCTTGTTCTTCTTGGAGTCCCCACAATAAGGGCACCGAAACGTGTATAGATGATCCTTTACACGTTTGAACTTGTCGAGACGAGCTGATACCAACCCAATGTATTTGGCATCAATGTGGAGCACGTTACCGTGTCTTACTTCGCTGTCACCATAGCACTAGTGGACTGAGGTGTCAATAGAGAAAAAAATCTTACCCCAATAGGGGAGACAGCGATGCTAATGATCGTAAGAGCACCAGCGATGCTCCACATCTTCTTCTCAATTGACCGGAGACGCAAATCAACTAGACGAATATCACGCTCACACCCATGTTTGATCTTCTTTGTTTCCTCTTGAGTGAAAGCACGAAGTTCATCAATTTTATGAAACAAAACAGAATCAATCTCATCCTGTTTTGAAAGTTTTTCGTTATGGACAGCAAGGAGTTGACCCATCTTTACAGAATTATCCTGCAAAGATTCAACAACCTTTTCTAATCTCTCTAGGATAGCGGTATTGACTTGGTCTTGATTCACTTCGGCATCCAAGTTTTACGTGAACGTGGTCCTAGGTAAGCGTATTTCTTTTTTTTCCTCCGCACCGGAGGATCGTCACCAGCTTCTTGAGAACCTGCAATCTTTCCCCCCGAAATACTATTCGTGGGGACATCCTCTCGTAGAATATTTAGAATCCTTTGAAGCTTGGCGTCATCCATCAGATCGAATTTAGTATAGAGTATACTTCATCATCAATCTCGAGATCATCTAGTCCAGATTTTGGGTACTCTGGAATTCTATTCAAAAATATAAGAAACGTTTTGAGCATTGACCAATACTCACGATCTATTTTGTAGAATAACAAAGGAACAGCGCCTTCATCGAAGATATTGAAACAAATAATGAGATGATTCAGGATCAGATGATACTTTAGTTCACCTCCCTGATTCAAATATTTTTTGAATAATCTTTTGATATATTTGAACCGCCTCATATCATTTTGAAAATCCTCCATTGTTGCCGCAAGAGGATTTTCGTAATATTTTATAGCGAAGAGCAAATAGTTATCATCATTTAGTTCATCAAATCGCATTTAGAAGTTATGCAACTACAGTAATTGACCCTGCAGCGGTACCAATTGCGGCGGAGTTTGTGATGGTAGAGACAGTGCTCGTACCTTTGTCCTTGATCGTGCCACCATTCAAGGAAACAGCATCAGCACCGATGGACAGAACGTCATCTGCATCAGTTGCGGCATTGCCAGCAGCAATGGCGAGCGTGAACAGGAGACGATAGGTACCCGTACCTGAAAGATAGGAAAGGGTATGGTTGCTATTGGTATCGTTGGCAACTTCGAGTTGAGGAGTACCAGTAACATCCACTTCTTCGTTGAACGTAACACGAACAGACAACGTACCACCAGCAGCTTTGCTGAAGGATGAAGTAATAAGATCGATGTTAGTAATATCAGCAGAACCAACAGAAACTGCTAGTCCACTGATTGCAACAAGCACCTCAGGGGTGGCATCAGTATTATCACAACCAGTGAGAGCAGACCCGCCTCGAAGGACCCAACCTGCATCAGTAGCATAAACTTCTTTCTTTTCTGTCGCAGTCAAATTCTTGGGTTTAGATTCGTCTGCGTCAGATGCTCCCCAAAGTGCCATGTGTTTCTCGTTGGTTAGTCGTTTAGATATTTAGGTTAGGCGTCGTCCTTTACTTTGATAGCAGCAACAACTTGTTCGAGGAGGATATCATCCATCTCGGTCTTAGTCATTGCAACCGCCTTGCGAAGGATAGTGACGCAAACATTGATCATCAGTTCGCCCAGTTCCTCGTTCTCGGGGATCTTAGCGACAGCATCCATAAGAATTTTGGATGCGATTGGAAGTAAAAAAGCCATCAGTTACATAGCAACATCACACTATATATTCAGCAATCCCACTTACGAAGTGACTTATTGATTCTGCTGTCTGGATCAGATGCAGTTTTCTTAGAAGTCAACTTCTTTTTCATCCCTTTCATGCGTGCACAGAACGAAGAACGACGAGGATTCCCCTTAGTTTTCGTGGGTGCTTTTAGGTCTGAACCAGGGTTTGCTTTCTCATAGGACTTGCGTCCTTTTTCATTGAGACCACCTTCCTGATTCTTACCGGACTTTTTTGTCCAGGATGCTCCTTCAAGATACGTAGCAACACCAGCAGAAATAGGATCAAAAGAATTGTTCATTGCCTTTTGCAAAGCAGCATTTCTATTTCTAATCCCAGATGCTACACCCTGAAGAGTTGGTTTACCAACTGATTTATCACTGTGATTATCTTTACTTGCAGCTTTCCTTGCATTATTCATGATAGAAGCAACACCACCAACTAATGCAGCACCTGCTAATGCACCAGTAACAATACCTTCTTTTTGAAACCGATCACGGAATTTACGGAGAGGCATAGACTTGTCACGAAACTCTTTTGGAGATTCATAACCAGTGGGTTTAGACCCATCTTTGGTAGAAGAACGACGACCCAAGGTCTTCCTTTCAGAAGACTGAGCCATCTTATCTTTCTTACCATACTGAGTCTTGAAACCTTCCTCTACCTCGTTTACATCATCCTCACGGAATGGGGCGTTCGGAAATTTAGCACGTTTCAATGGTTCAACTTTTACTACGTCATGAATGACAGCAAAAGTCTCACCATATGCATCAGTAAGTTCTACATCTTCAAGGAATTTTCTAAAACTTTTCATCAATCAGACTCCCCAGCACGTGGTTTGTATGGGTTTGGTTTTGGTGCTCTCTTCTTGGCGAGTTGACCCTTGATCTTATCTACAGGAGTTTGTCCTTGATAACCTTTAGCACCTTTATCCTTCTTTTTACCTTGCGGTTGGATCGCTTTACCACGAGAGGACATCATGCCACCAGTCTTCCGCATATTGCGACTGACTTTATCAAAGGCACTCTTACCATCACGGGTTCCACCTTTCTCAGATGCTTTCCCAGTCTTATGATCCTTTCCAGTTTCCTTGGCGTAACGAGTACGCTCAATCATCTGGAGTGCTTGTGCTTCTACAGAGTCAAGCATCGGATTGTATGATGCCGTTTGAAGAGGCAGTTTTGCACCAGTCGATTTAGGTGCAGCACCCTTGGGGAATACCTTACGTGCTTCACCAGGAAGGAGAGGTCCCTTCATGATGTTTTCTTTTGCCTGCTCCCGCTTCTTCTTTGTCTTCGCCATGATCCGTGCCTTAGCAGCATCGGCATCTTTTTGAGTAACACGATAACCATCACGGTCAGTCTTCAGACGTTCCATGGGTTTATCGGAGCACGCACCCTCAGTCTTGAGTTCAGGGTTGATCTCGATTTTGTTTTTGATGCCGCTCGTCTTGATGTCTAAATCGTTTTGACGCTTAGCGGCTTCGGAAAAAAAACCGTCGTCCCCCATTTCCTCACGCCAATCAGAATGTTCCTTGACGCAATTGGGGACAGTGCGACCACCCTTGGTCTTGGTTCCTTTTGCCTTGTAACCTTTCCAGCAAGTAGAAGCACCAACGTTTTTACGTGCTGCTGACATGCTGCCTTCTTGAACGGCAGTTTCCTCTTTCTTCACATCGTTTCTATTATTCTTTTCAGCATCCTTGTTCAGTGCCTTGACAATCTTACCAGACTTCTTGTGTGCCTCAGTTCCTTTGTCACCACCTTGTAGTGCTGTACGTGACAGGTTACCTGCCTTACGGAACATCTTGTTTCTCTTATCTCTTGAGAGTTCTTTGTAACCCTCTTCCACATTACCTTCGACGTTCAAAGTCTTTGGGTAGTCCTTGTCACCTTTCTTGGCAGGTGCCTCACCACGCTTACGCTTGGCATGAATGTTTGCCCAGAGACCTTTCTTACCTTCTTCGACGGCAGTCCAAGGAGCATAAAGAGGACCTTGATAATTACCAGCCCAGACACTTTCTTTACGGTGTGCTCTTGGGTT